CAGCCGGTTATCCAGCACAGAACGCACGTCATAAAACGACTCTCGGCCGATCTTGGCGATGGGCGTCACCCCCCATTTATCGAAGGCTTGCGTGGTAATCCCGAGACTGTCCGCCATGCGCGACTTGTTCAGCCACTCAGGTTTACGGGTGATCGATTGATTAGCCATAACTACACAACAACCAACCTTTGAAAATGGGTCATATATAGCGAAGACGCGGGGCCCGAATTACCCCCATGAGGGGTGGGGGTCCGGGAGTACCTTTGGTTTCTCGCCCCGGCCTACCTGTCAAGCAAAAAAGGCGATGAAATCGAAGAAAAGGCCACTTTTTTCCACCTTTTCTCTGACTTCCCGTCGACTACAGTCATCAACGAGCCGAAGCCATCGCTTCAGCCCAGGCGGTGGCTGCGTCAGCCTGATAGTTCGCGTTGACGATGTTCTGACCGATCTTGAAGAACGGAAAAATGGTTCGATACCTGGGCGTTGAATCGCTGAAGATGAATACCGGCCGCACTGCATCACCCATGCCCATCGACTTGCGCTCCCACACACCCTGCGTGCCGTCAACATCACCTGAGAAGAAGCGATGGGCGTTGCCATTACGTCGACTTCTAGCACTGCCACTGGCGTTTGCCTGATAGCCCCGCGTCGACTCAGCAGCCCCCAGGCCCGACAGGATCTTCAACATCGTGCCGCGTGACACGTTGCCGTACTGATTCATAAAAGCCGTGGTGGGCACGGCGTATTGGCCGCTGCGCATAATGCCGCGTGCTATCAATGATTTCTCGAAACGCTTGTGAGGCCGCAGACCACCACTCACCGCCTGCTGAAGGTAAGTGTCGGCAGGAATGCCCGACGCCCATGAGTCTTTGAAGTAGACCTCAGCGGCCCGCGCCTTGGTGGCCATTTTTACGAACAGGCTGTTCAGCGTGGTCGGGGTGGGCCGGTCCAGGCGTTTCTGCATCACCGTGATGGTGCCCTTCTTGACCCGCTGGGCCAGTAAGGTCGCGGTGCGAGCCATCACAAATGGAATGTGCTTTTTCTCTAACTCCCGCATACCCGCAGAAACAGGGAACGCGTCCAGCGACATGTCGACCTTGAACATCGTCCCTCTCCTGCTCTGCCGATCTACTGACTGTTAGTGGCACGGCCTGAAGCCGGGGCGCTAACGCCAGCCTTGCGCGCCAAGAATTGCGTATACAGGCCACCGGCAACATCCGCGCCTATCACCGCGATTACGATGCCCAAACCGGCCGCCAAATAGAGGTTGTTCCAGAGGGCCATTGCGAGCAGCAGCGTGGCCATACCCAGCAGGCCAGAAGCGAGAAAGCGCAGTGCTACTCGCTGAAGGATTTGGCGAAGACCCAAATCACTACCTGATGCGCGAAGCATTTCCCCAGACAAACCGGCGAGGCTCAGCAGAACCAACAACCACAGAGGTACATCGGTCAGTGCCTGATGCTCGGAGTTCATCTTGAGTCCTCAAATAGGTCGGCCTCCACGTCGCTGGCATCCGCTTTAAGCAAGGAGACAGGCGTGGGGCCGAAAACAAAAAAGCCCCGCTCAATGGCAGGGCTAAAAATGGAAAATAAAAAACCCGGCTCAGAGACCGGGTTTTCAAGGCGTCTCGCTGCGTTCACAGCAATTCACGCTCTTATAAAATCACATCTATTCCGCGCGGAAAAGAGGCATAATGCCATCCAGCAAAAAAACCTCCATCACCATCTGTAATGGAATACTCAAAGTACAAGCACGGATTATCTATGAGCGATCAAGATCCCCAAAAAGATAGCAATGTCACTGACTTCCCTAATGCTGACACTGCAAAAAACCCCGATCAAGCCCCATCTCAACAGACTTCGCAAATCGGCGCGGGGGCTGCTGAACGAAAAGCTTTTGAGGATAGCGAACAAAGAGAAGCTGAGATGGAGAAATACCGTCTTCGCGCTGAGATTGAAGCAAACATTAGGGAAAAAACGAACCGCAAAAGATCCGAAGACTTTAGACGAACAGTGTTTACACTCACCGTAATTTTTACGGTTTTTATGCTTTTGATGTTTGTCTCCATGACCAACCCATCAATTTATAAAATCGATCTGGACACTCTCTTAATTGTAAATCAAGCACTGAATGCAATTATTTTGTTAACGATTCCATTCTTGCTAGGTATCGTAGGAGCTTCCGCAAGAATATTAATCGCTACGGTGAAACCGGAGCTGAAGGGAAATTTATTGATTTCATCCGGACTTATGGCAACGTTTTCATGGGTCGGAATAAAAAGCGGAGTGCTGATTGCAATCATCGCGCCCCACCTCGAAAGAGCCAGTGTTACTTCTGAGCAAACCATAAGCTCCGCCCACGACTTTTACACTATGGCGTTCGTCGCTATATTGGTAGGAATGTTTTCAACAAACCTTTTTCTAATTATCTCCGAGAAAGTTGAGCAAATAACTCAGCAAGTCCATAATCAAAAAACCGCTGAAAAAAAATCAAAAAAAAGCAGACCTACCACCTCAGTTTGAAAACATACAAGCTGCCGAGAATACTCGGCAGCTTGTAATTCAGGCAACGTCACGCATCTCGCTTATAGCACAATCAATCCACGCTGCTCCTGCACGTGCCAATTCCCTCGCCTTGCCCTCACTGATCCCATAATGTCTACCAACACGGGTCATTGCCCATTTCGAACCGTAGTAAAGCCAGATAATATCGCCCATCTGTTGGTCTCGATGTCCGAGCTTAGCCACTGCCTGATCAACTGCTAAAGCCCAGTCATCTGTAATGCAATAATTTTTGCTGGACACCGCTTGAGGCGTCGCTAGCAACATTAGTGCGAGGGATGGCGACGTGTAACCGGGCACCCCCATCCCGTCCATTCTCCACCATCCCCACTGTTCAAGCAGGTATTCGGTGTCCCCCAATGGCCGGCCAGCCGGCTTACGAATCATCATGCTCTCAATCCCCTGTGTAATTTGTTCCGCCTGCTCCCAGGCGGTTTGGTTGCTCGTATTGGCTCTGTGGCCCTATTGGTGTTGGAGCAGTCTTTAACGCCAAGACTTCGCGCTGTACCTGCTGCAATTTGAAACTTAATTGGGTGACCAACTCGCCGACAGAAAGCACCAACTTGCTCCCCTGAACAACCCAACCTGAGCCGTTGCAATCCGTGCAAACCAGGTCATAAAACACCCCCGCCACTACCGCCCTACCCTTGCAGATCGAGCAGGGTTCAAGTTCGATCCGCTCCCGCTTAAAGCCAGGCCCCTGTCGTTTCTGCACGTTTTAAAACCTCGCCCTTAACAAATTGTGGTTCTGGCTCGCAGGCCCCGCCGTTCAAGGCGTCTACGAGGTTTTGCGAATCTTCATATCTAACGCCTGTCTGCTCATGGATCGCCTTGAAGCCACGCGCATCTAACCAGTTGTGCCACTTCACCAAAGCCACGCGGCGCTGCTCTTTGGCCTGGGTGTTGATGTAGGTGGAAGCGATCTTGCCCAGGGAGTGGTTCAGCAGCATCTCGCCGATGTGGCCGTCGACGCCCAGGTCTGTCCAGGCGGTGCGAGCCACCTTGCGCAGATCGTGACTGGTCCAGGCGCCCTGCCCCAACCGAGTGAACACGGCACTGGCTTGGTTATCACTCAGCGGCTTGCCACGGCGCGACGGGAACAGAAAAGCCCCTGTGTAGCCTTGGGCGGTCTGGCGGTCACGGTAACGGCGCAGCAGTGCGCACACTTGAGCAGTCAGCGGCACGCGCAGCTCGGTCTTGCTCTTGGTGTGTTCAGCCGGCAAGAACCACTCACACTCGGGCAATGCAACGTCAGCCCACCGCGCCTGGCGGGTTTCACCGATCCGAGTGCCGTGGCACAGCATCATTAAGGCCAGCATGGCGTCACCTGGCGCGCTGTCGAAGCGCTCAGCCAGCAGCGTCACTAACTCGGGCACTTGCACATCGCGCAGCCGGGCGGGCTTGGGCTGAATGCGTGCCGATGTGAAGTTGCTGAACTTCAGCTCGGCCATCGGATTGACAGGGATCAGGTCCAGCTTGCGCGCCTGACGAAAGGCCATCGCAAGCAGCCGAAACAGCTGCTGAACATACGACAGCGACAGCTCAGCCTGCACCGGCCACATCAGCGACCGGTCTAGGGCCTGGGCGCTGACATCGCAAAGCAACAAATCATTCAGCCGCGGCTTGAGCTGGCAGCTGATCGCAGACTTGATAGCCGCGCGCCGCTTGTCGGACAGCGCCCGCGACTTGGCCATGCGGTCGCCGAACCAGTCGAGCAGCTCGCCGACAGTCAGCCAGCCCGACACGCTGGCCGCACCGTCAGCCGCCACGCGCAGGCGCACTGCCGGCAACGCCGCGATCACTTGCTTGGTGTTGAGGTCGGGAAAGGCGCCGATGCGGTGCCATTGGCGCTTATTGAGCAAGTACCAAGAACCGCGCGCACGATTCTTAGCGAAACGGAAGTGCAGCGCCGGGTGGCCGGCATCACGCAGGTCACGCACATGCTCGAGCTTGGCTTTGCGCACAATCTCGGCATCCGACAGTTTTACTGTCAGGGTTTTGATTTGGGTATTCAAACGTTGCCCTCCTTTCGGGCAAGTAGGTCAACGACCTCAAAAGTCGATGGCCACATCCAGTCGCCGTAGCGTTTGGCCATGGCCTCATCAGCGAACAAAGCCACGGCATGGTCAGGCAGGACGTCCATGTCCAACTTGAAGCCGCAGCAATGCACCGCATAGCGGTAATTGGCCGGGACCGGAACGGCCAGGCGAATCGGTGCCATCAGTTTTTTTCCTTTCTGTAACGACCGGCCAGACTGCTGACCTTTTCGGGTTTGGTCGGCTCAACCCAGCCCGCTGCGAGCTGTTCGAATCGGCTGTACTGACCGTGGAAAGCGGCGCGCACTGTGCCGCCGGCAATATCACGGCCCTTGCCGATAATGATTTCGGCAATGCCTTTGGCTTCGGAGTGTTCGTGGTAGACCTCATCGCGGTACACGAACAAAATGATGTCTGCGTCCTGCTCAATAGCGCCGGATTCCCGCAGGTCAGAACACAGCGGACGCTTGTTCGGGCGCTCTTCGCATTTACGGGAGAGCTGGCTGAGCAGGATCACCGGAACGCCCAGCTCTCGGGCCATGAGCTTCGCGGTGCGCGTCATGTGGCTGACTTCCTGCTCACGACTGGACGTGCGCGAGTCGGACTCCACCAACTGCAGGTAGTCGATGACAATGAGGTCCAAACCATACCGACGCTTATGGCGGCGAGCGGCCGAGCGCAGCCGATTCATCGACATCGACGCGCGATCCGAAAGGAACAGGTTCGACTTCTTGAGCTTGCCGGCAGCACTCATCAGCTCCGCGCCGTGGGTATTAGGGGCTTTGCCATTTTTGATCAGCTGTAACGGCACTCGCCCTTCGGACGCCATGAAGCGATCCATCAGACCCGTGTTATCCATTTCCAGGCTGAACGCCATCACGCTTTTGCCATCACGGATAGCCGCATGAGACGCGATGTTCATGGCGAGCGTGGTTTTGCCCATGGCCGGGCGACCAGCGATGATGATCAGTTGGCCAGGCTTGAGGCCTTGCAGCTTCTCGTCCAAATCAGGAATACCCGTGGACAAGCCGTCAATCTCATCACCGCGATCCGCCCGAGCTTGTAGAACCTCGATATAGTCGTTGAGAAAGTCCTCAGCCTTGACCACTTCGGATGTCGCCGATTGGCTGTCAATGGCGTGGGACTCAGCCTGTACTGCTGCAACCTTGTCAGCCGCTGGCTGGTCGCCGTAGGCGATGTCGTTGATCCGCACGCTCAGTTCGATGATCGACCTATCCAAGCTGCGCTCACGAACCGTTCCGGCGTAGGAAGCGGCGTTTGCAACGCTTGGCGTATTGCGGGCAATTTCTGCAGCGTAGGCAAACGAACTCGCACCACCAGGCAGATCACCCACATAAATCCCGACCGTCACGATATCGACGGGATGACCATCACCGTGCAAGGCCAAAATCCCTCGATACAGCTCGGCGTTGTCCTCGTAGTAAAAATCCTCCGGCACCAGGTCGGCGGCCAATATGTCGATCAGCTCAGGGCGAAGGAACATCGCCCCCAGCACACCGTGTTCGGCTTCAAGGCTGTAAGGATCACGCATTGTAATTACCCTCAACGACCTTCACGAAGTTGCTCGGGGCAATCAGCCAATCGAAGTTGCAGCGGAAGGGATTACCGCCAGCGGACGAAACCTTACCCATCAAAAAGTCGCTAGAGCGCACCAGGGCGAAGTACTCGGCCCAGAAACTGAGATCTTGATGAACATCGCTTTCGTTCCAGCGTGCGTTGACCTTGGTGATCCGATCCTTGGTCAACAACATGACCCGGGGAAACTCCGGGATCGTCGAGTTGAACAAATCGACGATTGCTTGGGTCGGGCATTTCGGTTTCGAAATTTTCTCTGATTGCTCACCGTCGACGAGAGGTGTTGGTTCACTTGATGGTTCTATTACGGTTCTGGGTGCGGCTGCTGCGGGGGTTTGCGTCGTGAGCTGCGGGGGTGGTGGTGAATCTGCTGCGGGGTGCGCCGCCTGCGGGGGTGCATAAGATGCGGGGGTTAGGGTGTAAATCGTCGAACGCCCCATCCGTTCACGGACAGACAAAATTCCCACCTGACCGAGCCACTTTATGGCGGCCTGAACAGTCCTTTCTGCGAGGCATGTCCGCTCAGAGATGCGAGCGACCGAGGGCCAGCAGACACCCTCGTCGTTTGCATTATCGGCCAGCGAAATCAGTACAGCCTTTTGCGGGCCGCTCATGCCTTGCAACGGCCAGCACAGGCTCATGATGATGGTACTCATGCAGGGACATCCTGGGCAGGAGCCAGGGATGCCTTCAAGTAATCGAGGCATTCCCGGCGGAATTGGGACTTGGAAGCGCACGAATACTGGCCGCTGATCATCAGGGCGGCATTCATCGCTGCGGATTGATTGGTTACTGTGTGTCGAGACACCTTTTCGGACTCACCGGGAAGTGTCGCGACATCGCCAGAACTATTGACTGGGGGGGTGTTTTTGATCATTATTGACCTCGCTAAAACGTTGTACTGAACCGCCCTGCCAGGCGGTTTTTTTATGTCTGCTGTTGGGGCACTGGATGAATCAACAGCTAATCCAGATCACTACCTGGTATCGCTCTTCAGGTACAAAATCCTCCCAACGAACGGCTAAGCGGCCTCTGGATATAGATCCGGTCTGAGCTCATGACGCGAGATACCGGTTGCCTGCTCGACGGAGATCACGCGCTCCGCTGGCACTCGCCCGGAGGCACACCAGCGCTGAACGTTCTGTGGCGTGCAGCCAAGAACGCGAGCAAGGGCGGACTGGCTGCCTGCTGCCTTAGCCGCACGCTCTGCTGCATTAGGTTCCATAGAGTCCTCGTTAAAACTGCAATTACAATTCAAAGTTACAGAATCTCAGTCATATCTACAAGTGAGAATTGCAATGCTCGCTACAAGTGCTGGTTGTATTCTCGCTTCTATGACTACGACCTCCTCACGCATAGCCGCAGCACGAGAAGCGCAGGGACTCAATCAATCTGAGTTAGCCCGCAAGCTTGGCGTTAGCCCTCAGTCGGTCCAAGCATGGGAGTCGGGGCGTACAGCTCCGCGAAACCCGCGCATCAAACATTTGAGCGAAGTACTTGGCGTCTCAGTGGCCTACTTGATGGGCGAATCTGGGCCAGCCGAATCACACAGCGTCACTGCTGACACCTCTCTGCGAGCAATCGAACCCTGGGACGAAAGCACCCCTCTTGATGACGATGAGGTTTACGTACCCTTCCTTCGCGAGGTTGAGCTCGCGGCCGGCTCTGGAAGATTTGCGATCGAGGAAAGCGATAGCTCCCGACTGCGCTTTTTCAAGAAGGACCTGCGACACAACGGCGTGCAATTCAGTAATGCAAGGTGCGTGGTTGTAAGCGGGAACAGCATGCTTCCGGTACTGCGAGACGGCGCAACCGTGGGCATCAATGTTGGAAAAAATACGCTAAAGGACGTGGTTGACGGGGAGATGTACGCCATCAACCACAACGGCCAACTCAGAATTAAGCAACTGTTTCGCCTACCTACAGGCATTCGCTTGCGAAGCTTCAACCGCGACGAGCATCCTGATGAGGAGTACACATTTCAGGAGATCCAGGAGCAGCAACTTGGCATCCTGGGCCATGTGTTCTGGTGGGCAATGTACTCCCGCTAACCAATTTTTAATTTCATTCCAGATCAATAGAGCCCGCCATTGAGCGGGCTTTTTTATGCATGCTGAAACTACAAAAATGCATTCTCCCGCAAAAATAATTACAACCAAGGCTTGCATATTACAACTTTTGGTTGTAATTTTGCCCCATCGCCGGATAACAACCGGCCAGATGGAAGGCAGCGATGAACCGGCCTCAACGGTTCAGAGGGTTGGCAACTGACCCAGGTGTGCAGCGTAAAGCACCAAGACGAGTTATCCAGCGGGAGAGCAAGCCGAAAGGCCCGCGGCTGGACAGACAATTTAATGGGGCCGGCGACCGACGCCAGTAGCGTGAAGCCGGCAAGCGACACCAGAAGATTTCACTTCTGCACCTGGTGACGGGTGCTGTGGGAAAACAACCGGGAGTCACAGCGATGAACGAAATCATCAACGGCGCATGGAAGGGTCACCTCGGTAGAGGCCTTGCGCCCAAAGAGCTTCAGTACCTACTGTCCGCGGCCCAGGGCATGACGGCCAAAGAGATCGCCCGCCAGTTCGACGTGGCAGCCTGCACTGTGGCCAAGCGCCTTTCCTGCGCCATGTTCAAGCTAGGCGTGACCCGCCAAACCGCCATGATTGCCGAGGCAATGCGCCGCCAGATCATCTCACCGATGTGCTTCGTCCTAGCGGCCCTGATCGCCATGCACGCAATGATCGGTGATGAGTCAATTCGTCGTGATCGCCGGGTGCCAGAACGTCGTACCGCCCAGGTGCGAATTTTGCGCCAGGCCGAACGGCCAACTCTCACGGCATGACCGAAAGAATAACTTCTGCGCCTTGGCGATGGGGTGC